CGCGGCAAGATCCGCAGCCGGCGAGGTCAGGCCCGCAGACATCGCCGCCGCCTCCTCACGCGCGAAGCCCAGCGGCACGAGCGTGTCCTGGAACGTGGACATAAAGCCCATGACCGAGCCTTCCCCGAAGCCCATGCTTGAGGCGATCTCCGTCACCATCCCCTGCGCTTCTTCTTCTATCCCTTGGAAGACCGTCCGGAACTTCGCTTGCGTGTCTTCTAGATTTGAGGCCGCGTCGAGGAACGACTTGCCCATGCGAATCGCCGCAAAGCCGATCGCGCCCATCGCTGCCGTAGTCGCGCCCACTCCCACGGCAAACGCCTTGAGCGCCTTCCGTGCCATCTGGAGCGACTTGACCAGGCCCGTGCGGATGCGCTTCGCGAAGCTGCGAACCCTTGCCGACAAGCCGCGCAGGCTCTTGCTCATCAGATCCTTGAGCCGGATCTGATACGTCACTGTCTGCTTGTCTGCCATCAGCGCCTCCCTTGCTTGCTGCGAGCTTGGGCAGCCCGCTGTTCGCGCTCACGCGCTTCGGCCTTGATCTGCTCGATGCGAGCTCGCTCGCTGTCGATGATCTCGCACGCAGCCGCAAAGCCGCGCGTCTGCTCGAGGAAGCCGCCTGCCACAGGCAGCACGCTCCTCGAGTCGAGCTGGATGTACGAGCGCATCAGCAGGTCCACGCTCATGCGGTCGAGCGGGTTCGCCTTCGCCATCTGCGCCGTCGGGCACTCGTACTGGGGCACGCGGTTGATGCCGCCACAGAGTTCGCATTCTGCGTCGCTGCCGAGGCAGCGGTTGCAGCCGATATCGAAGACCGGACGGGTCGCCGGTTCGTCGCAGCCCCAGGACACACGCAGCTCCGCTGCCCTCGGGTGACGACACCGAGCGCAATCCGGGAAGCCTTTACCAGCGGCCTCCGCTGCGTCTGGTCCCCAGATGCGCTGCACGGCGACCCGAATCAGTTTCCCTCGTCTTCCGAGATCGAGCCACGCTCGAGGATGGCGTTCGTCAACTCCTGCCTGTAGCGAGGCAGGAGCCGGTCTAGGCACTCGTCCGTGATGTGGCGCGGGTGCCCTTTCGCCGTCTCAAACGTGACCTCGCTCCCGTCGCTGTCGCGGAAGTTCGACCAGCCGCGCAGGCCGTGGCGCAAGACCGTGAGCTGGTGCGTGCCAGCGCGGAACGAGAGCTCGTCCGCGCCAGCAGTTGCCAGGATCATGGAGTCGCTGACGCTGGCCTCCTCGGCCACAGTCAGCCCTCGCAGTTGGAAGACGGTCTGCTCGGCCTCAGGCAGCGAGCGGTCGTCTTCGAGGACGTAGGGAAACGTCGATTTGGGATCGAGAGCGATCGGCATGTGAGCACCTCCGGATGCTCGAGGGTTATCAGCGGAAGATGATCTGGAACTCGTTGTCGGCACCGAGCGTGCTCGAGGTCTGAGTCCCGCCATCAGTTAGAAGGGAGGAGCCATAGTTCCCCCCCGTGAGCATCGTCGTCGAGTCGAGGATCGAGATCGTGTCGCGCTCGCCGTCGGTGATGCCCGTGAACTGGGCAGCAGCGCAGCGGAAATCGACTTTATTCCCTGCGGTGTTCCCGAGGCTCCAACGCAGACGAGACTGAGCGCCAGAGAGGAAGGCGTTCCAGAAGTCGAAGTCCGTGGAGAGCACCATGTCCGGGTTGAACGTAAGCTGCGGCGAGCGGCCCGTGATGATCGCGGACTTGTACCCCGAGCGCGTGTTCGTGTTCTCGTGCATCGCGAGCTCGTTGCCGAGCGTGAACGTGAGAGCGTTGAAGAGTGCTCCCGTGTAGTTCGCAGACGCCACGTCGGAGAGGCCGACTTGCAGCCCAGTGTTGATCCAGGCCGGAGGGACTTCCATCGTGTAAATGTAGTCCGTCGGATCAGACGCTTCGACGTAGGCGTTGAGCGTGCCCTGGAAGGTGAAGTTCACCAGAGCGCGATCGCCATGGACGAACGCGATGTCGAAGGTGCCACGGCAGCCCATGCCCTCGACGTAGCTGCCCGCCTTGTCGAGATAGAGGCGAATCGTGCAGGAGCTCGCGGGCGAGCTGTCGGTGTCGTCGCTCTTGCTGCTCTTCGGGCGGTAGCCGATGCCGATCTGGGTCGGAGCAGCTCCAGGCGTGTCGAGGGTACACTTCGCAAGGCTGCGCTGACCGACGATTGTGGCGTCAGTTCCGCCAGGAGCGGTGGCATTCGTGGCAAGAAAATCCGAGTCCCCGAAGGTGTTGTCCCCGAAGCTCTCCGCGACCGCGCTCGAGAAACCACCAGAGACCACCGTGTCGATGTCTTCGCGGTTGAAGAACGTGTGCGGGACCGTGCTGCTCAGTCCGTAGGTCGTCGCGTCCACGTCGTACTTGAAGACGTTGACCTTCTCGAGGCCGCACGCCAGAAGCAGGTCGTCGAACTCTGGGGCAGTGCCGCTCGCCACCCCGGTCCCCGGTCCGCAGAGTTCCACCGCAAAGGTGAACTCCACCATCGAAGCAGGCAGCGCCTTGCTTGCGCCCGAGACCGTCATCGGCGCAGCCGTGAACGTCATCGTCTTCGGCTGACGTTCGAACTGGAGGGGCGTGATCGTGAAGGTCGCCCCGACCGACTCGATGAAGTCGGCGTTGGTGGTGATGCTGGCGGCAGTCCCTGCGTTGGTCTCTGCCTTTGCGAACAGCTTGCGGTCGTAGTTGCGGAAGACCATGGGTCAGGTTGCGACGTTGAGGTCGGTGCGTTGGGTTCGGAAATGGATTTCGATCGAGAGCTCCGCGATGGCCACGGGTTCCTCGATGTCGGTCGGGTAGTACACGCGATCTTCCGTCAGTCGCGTGTCGATGGCGAGGCCGCCGCGCGTGATGTCCACGAGCAGCGCCTTGTGTACGTCGCGGATGAATTTCTCCAGCTTCTCCACCGCGTCGGTCCGAGCACGAATCACGAGCGTGGCTTCGACGCGGTAATGCACCGCGATCGCCAGTGTAGTCGCATCCCCAGGCGGGTCATAGGACGCGCCGCTCGGGACCAGGATGATGGCCGGGTACTCCGTCAGCTCAATCGGCACCGTGTCGATGCGGTTCACGCGGGCCACGGACGTGTAGTATTCCGAGCCTGCCGTGATCGCGGCCAGCGTCGTCTCGAGGTTGGCGAGCACCGCCTCCTTGACCGGCGTTCCGCTAGGGGGCATGGCCGAACTCCTCGAGGATCATCTGGAAGGAGTAGAGGTGCGTGCCGATGCTCTGGAGCACCAGCGGCTGGTCCACGATCCGGACCTGGATCGTCTCCGTGTCCCCTGCGCCTGCGCTGTGGTCCGTGCCTCGGATCGTGATGTCAAGGGGCTCGCAGCCGCCCTTCGTGTCAGCGTAGAGCTCCTGCGCCCTGTGGAAGTCCGCGAGCGAGGCCGTGGGCGCGACGACAGCGAAGCGGCGGACCAGGCGGTCCCCGTTCGGGAACACGCTGGACATGCGCTGCCGGTGCTGAATCATCGAGCTGTCCACGTCGCTCATGATCCCGTCGCGCACGAGCGTCACCGTGACCGGGAAGCCGAGCTCGATGTCGAACGTCTCCACAGAGGGGTGCGCCATCAGCTTGCCCCCGTGTCCGTCAGGGTCTTCTCGACGGCCATGCCGATGGCCTTGGCGATCAGCTCGCGGTTGTTGTCGATCGTCACGCCCATGCGGAGGCGCGGCGGGATCGCCACTCGCTTCTTCAGCGCGTAGATCGGCACAGGCTTGCCAGCCACGGTAATCATGACGGCGTTGCCGCTGAGGAACGTGGGGCCGTGGCTCTTGGTGCGGTACTTGGGACGACCGTTCCGGGTCTTGCCATCCGGGACGATGTCGTAGCCCGACCGCTTCACGCCCATGCCCGTCATGGTTCGCGGCAGCGGAATCGTCAGCGCCTTGCGCGGCGGGTTCGGCGTGATGTCCGGCAGCGTTCCTCCGGCCCCCACGGTTCCGAACTCCTGAATGGGCGCATAGAACGCCTTGCGTCCACCGGCCCGGAGCGTGATGCGAAGGTCGTCGAGCGTCTCGCCGTGGGGCTCTCCCTTGATGGACTGCAACAGGTCTCCCTCTCGAGAGCCAATCGCAGCCGCTCGAGGCTTGCGGGTAACAGCGCCTGACAGCCCCGAGAAGCCTTTCTTTACCTCGCCCTCAAGGCGGGCGGCCACAATGCCAAAGACCTCCCGCATCTCCTTCGCGAGACGCTCCGGCTTCTGCTTCATCGCGGCGAAGAGCTTGCCGTTGTCGATCGTCAGGCTCCACCCTGACCCGCGCTCCACCTCACGGTCAACCATTGGCGGCGAACCTCAGGCGGCGGTAAGGAGTCAGGGCCTCGATCACGTCGGGCACCAGGGCCAGCGGCTTCTCGTAGTTGATCGACGCGCCGCCCACGTTCATGCTCGCGCCCTGCGGGCTGTCTCGGCGCCGCCACATCGCCACCGTCTGCACGTCGGCAGCGTAGGCGATGTCCCCGTAGGCGGAGATCAGCGAGGCCGTGTCAGCCGCGAAGCCCGCCGTGTAGACCACCTGCATCACGTTCGGAGCGGCGGCCAGGTTGTTCCCCTTCCAGTTCGTGATCGGGTAGAAGAGGAAGTTCACCATCCCCGTCTCCGCGTCGAACTTGTAGTCGTCGGCCTCGATGGGCGTCTCGCTGGCGTAGTCCCAATCCAGCGCTAGCTTGATGGAGCTCACCGCCGTGACGGGATAGGCCCGCAGGAACAGCACGTCCTGGCGCGGCTTGATCGGGTACGTCTCCGTCCGTTCCTTGGCCTCGAGCGGGCGGTCGATGTAGTTCTCGATACGCCGAGTCGCCGCAGCGACCATCGTGGTCAGCACGGCGTCGTAGGTGCTCGAGGTGATGTCGAGCAGGGCCTTCACTCGGTCGATCGTGGTCGCGTTCATCAGTCAGCCGGTGCGTCGTCCTCGGCCTTCACCTTCTTCGCCCGCGCCTTCTTCTTCGGCTTCGGCTTCGGAGCAGCGGGCTCTTCGCCGTTGAAGAACGTCAGCGACTGCTTCACTTCGTCGGGCATGTCGCAGCGCACATCGCCGTCAGCCTCGGCGGCCACAATCTGACGCTGGCAATCCGCGAGCATCGCAGAGGCCAGGTCCCGGCCAGCTCGGCTGCCCTTGTCCTCGAAGCCCTCGAAGAGCTCGCCACTCTCAGCGCGGATCTGGCCATTCGGCCACAGCACCGTCTCGCCGTCCTTGACTCGGTAGACGCTCACTTGTCGTCCTCCACCTTCTTCCGGCGCAGGATGCCCTTGCGCTTCTTCTTCTTCTTCGGCCTTGGCTTCTCCTTGGCCTTCTCCTTGGCGGGCTCCTCGTCCTCGCAGATAAGGATCAAAGTGATCGGCTCGGCCTCCTCCACCGGAGCGGAGGAGGTGAGCCGATCAAGGTCACGAGGCGAAGCGGGAGTCTGCCGGTCGGGGATGCGTTCCAAGACACCCGCCTGCTCCTCGAGCGTGCGGCGTTCCTTCCAATCGCCGCCGTCCACGACGTAGCCTCGCTCCCCCCGGAGCGTTCCGTCGGGATAGAGGAGCTGGCATCTCTTGCGGACTCGGTACTTCATTCGCGGCCTGTGGTCTCGTGTCAGGTTGGAATTAGACAGCGAAGTCGAACGCTGTCGAGTTGCTTGTGTCGAAGGGTTGCAGGCAGACGATCACGCCTAGGAAGGAGTCATGTCCGGTCAGGACGGCGTGCGCTCGCAGGTATCGCTTGCGTCCGTTCAGAAGAATGCGACCAAGGTGCGCGGAGTCATCGTTCGCAGGGGTGATGACCTCGAAGTGCGAACCAGGAACCTCGGTCCACGGATCAGAGACGCCGCCGTCCTCTGACTCGTCGAAGTGAATGTCCACGCTGCCATCGGCGCCGACCGTGCCCGTGGTCATCATCGCGAGGAGCTGATGGTTTCCGAGGGTGTCGATGTTCGACGAGTAATGCGTGCCCGTCGTCCACTCGTCGTCTTTGAAGACCTGGACGAGTGCGAGCGCCGTATAGAAGTCGTCGAGTGCCATGGCGGAGAGGAGAGCAGCAGGCCACTCGGTCGTGAGCTCGAGCGGCCTGCTGCATCAGATCAGACCTCGAAGGCGAAGGTCGCGCCGTCGCCCGTGTAGTACGGGGTCAGGATCACGTCCACGGCGTAGGACTGGCTCGCGCCGACGCCCGTGCCGACGATGCGGATGTACCGCTCCGTCCCGGTGAGGTTGATGCGAGCGACATAGATCGCGTTGTCGTTCGCCGTCGTCACCTGCGTGAAGGCCGCGCCGGTGATGTCGGCGTAGCTGTCGGCGGTGTCGTCATCGGAGGACTCCTGCACCTTCACGTCGAGGCTGGTCGTGACCGTGCCGACGTTCAGGATGATGAGAGCCTGGTGGTAGCCGAGCGTGTCCACGCCCGTGCCGTTCGTGGTGACGGCGCCGTAGTCGTCGGCTTGGATGCCGACCGCAGCGTTGAACGCCGCAACGTCAGAGAGAGACATGTGTGGATCCTCCTTGGATCAGTCCACGCTGTAGGCGAAGGACTCGGGGTGACGGAGGGCGACATCGACGCGCATGGTCGCCCGGATGTGGGTCTGGTCCTTCGAGAAAGCGTCGTCGGACGTGTCGGAAGCGAGCAGACGCAGGCCGCCCCAGCGGGCGATCATCACGTCGTCGAAGTTGCCGAACAGCATGGAGCGGGCGCAGTCGCCACTGCCAGTCGTCGGCGCAGTCATCTGCGTCGAGGTGCGGAACGGATAGCCGAACAGGGTGTCGGCAAAGCCCGTCGCAGTGTTGACCGCCGTGAGCGGCGTGGAGGTGCCGCTGTAGTCCACGGTCATCTGCCGGATCTGCGAGAGCATCGTCGGGTGCAGGCACCAGCCAAGGCGACCACGGAGCGCGTTCGCGTTGTCCAGGTCCGAGATGAACTCCATCATCTCCGCGACCGTCGGAGGCGTGTCCGCGTCCGCCGCGCAGGTGACCGTGTTCACGCCAGTGGTCTGCATGATCCCGACCGGCTCGCCAGCGCCGCCGCCCGCAGAGCCGTTCAGGACGCCGAGATCGACCGCGAGGCCGAGCTGCTGCGCGAGGTCCTGCTCGATGATCGAGTCAGCCGTGGGCGTCGAGGTCTCGAGCAGGAGGTTCGACAGGACCACGCGACCGGCGACGGTCTTCGGGGTCATGTTGATCTGCTCGAAGCCGAGGTCCGACGCGGTGATCGTGGAGTTCTCGGAGACCCAGTAGCCGGTGGCGGCGCTGGTGATCTTCGGGATCGTGCAGGGGACGCCCGTGCAGGGCATGTCGCGAGCGCCGAGGTCGTAGGCCACGACATTGGCCTTCAGGAGCTCGATGACCTGGGTGATCGCCTCCTCGGGGACGATGTAGCCGCCCGCCGTGTCGGTGCCCTGGCTCATCGCCTTCTCCTTCATGGCCGAGAAGACTTCCTGCTCGTAGGGAGCATCGGAGAAGTCCTTGCGGGCCAGAGCGCGGCAGGCGCGGGCCATGCTGAACGAGTCGCGCTTCTGCGTCTCGTCGGCAGCGACGACGCCGGGCAGCGACATGCTGCGGGCCTCGCCAAGCTGGCTCTTCACGTTGCCGATCTCGTCCTCGAGGCCACGGATCTGGTCCTCGAGCTTCTGGCGGTTCGCAGCGTCCTCAGAACGCCACTCCCCCATGGTGCGCTCGAGGGAGTCCCCGAGCGTCTTCAGTTGCGCCTCAAGGGCGCTCTCAATGTTCTGCATGGTTCAGTTGTTGCAGTCGGTTCAGGAAGTCCTCAGTCACAGATCGCAGGTTCGCGTCCACGTCCGGGGGCGACGACGGAACGGGAGCGCGGCCATCGGGCGAACCAGGTCCGCCAGCCGGAGCTCCACCGAAGTCACGGATCCGCATCGTGAGATCGCTCACAGAATCGACCAGTGTGCTCAGTGCGCGGGCCTGCTCGGCCTGCGCGTCAACGAGGTGGGCGAACGACGTGGCGAGGCTCTTCTTCTTCTCGTCCTCGTCCTCGTCGTCCATGTAGCCGGAACCCTTCTCCTCGTCCTCCGGCTTCATGCCCATCTCCTCGTCGTCGTAGTCCTCGAGGTTCATCAGGCACTCCATCGCCATGCGAAGGTGCCCCATGGCCTCGGCCACGCCCATGTTCTTCGCGGACCGCTCCTCGGTGCAGGCGGTCTCGCAGAGCTCGTTCGCGACGGCCACGGCCTGGTCGCTCTCCATGCCCTCCTCGATCAGTTCGGGCACCTTGCGCTCCACGCAGTCGGCCTGCGTCTCGCCTTCTTGGCGGCAGGCCGGGCTCTTCGTCTCGCTGCCGACGAAGGCGCGGACCTTCGTGAGCGTGGAGAACTTGTGGCCGACGAGCGTGTCCGACGCCTCGCCGTCGCGGTAGACGCGGATCAGGGCCGCCGGATCCTCCTCCGTGCCCTCCACGCTGAACGAGCTGTCGGGCACGTCGATCGTGCCGTCCGTCTCGATGCGCTCGATCTGGCCCTCGGCGCTGCCGCCGCTGCTATCCCAGCGCACCATGTCGCCCACAGAGAGCGTGCCGGGCTCGGCCTTCGTGTGAGCGCCAAGATCGACGAAGCCTCGGATCTTCGCCTTGAGTCGCTTCGCCAGTTCGTCTTCGGTCATGGGAACGGTCTTCAGGAATCGGTCCACGGTGCGGTCGCCAATGAGGCCCGCAGCCGCGAGTGATTTCGCGCCCGTCACGAGCGCGGAGGGGTTGGCGGGGACGGAGACCACGCTG